CGAGTACGATGATGGCACGCAGCTGGCCAATATGGAAATTCTGGGCAGTACCAAAGTGCGCAGATCCCATCGGACGGAGATCAGAGATTCTGTCATTCGGAAGGATATTGAGGAAGCCTTTGATCATGAGGACCCATTTGGCCCCCCCCTTATGAAGGGAGTAGAGGCCGACGGTACCTCATTTGATAATTGGAAAGCCTTCAACACTTCCCTTGAGAAACTGGCGCGCGGAGCTTGCGATATACCTGAGAAAGATAAGGATAGAGCGGTGATGTGCTACAAGCGGCCTCTTATAGAGGTTGCCAAGGAGCACGGAGTTCACAACGTCTTAACCTTGCACCAGGCAATCAACGGCGTGCACGGGAAGAAATTCCTGGACGCTCTTAAGTTCAACACCTCCACAGCCTTCCCACAGTACACCCTGAAATCCCACTACTTCACCCTAGACGAAAATGGACAGCGCGTACCTACCCCAGAACTTCTGGAGGAGATACAAGCCGTGCTAGCTCGTTATAAGAAGGGTCTCAAGTGCGGATTTATGATGACTGCTATGCTGAAGGACGAGCCGGTCGATCGAAGTCGCTTCAAGGTCCGCGTTTTCTATGCGGGGCCTATGGTCCTCACAATTCTGGTGCGCATGTACTTCTTGCCTATTGTCAGGTTTCTGCAGACACACACAGCCCAGCGAGATTGCTGTCGGCATCAACTGCATGAGCGAGGAGTGGCAACAACTCATGGATCACATGGAGAAGTTTGTCACCGATGACGACGAAGCCCTCGGTTACGATTTCAAAGGGTATGATCTCGCGCAGCCTAATAACGGACTCCGCGCCGCGTACCACATAATGATCGAGATTGCTCGCGCAGGAGGTTACTCCGAGGAGGACCTCGGTGTCATGGAAGTGATGGTTGAAGACCTAATCAACCCACTCATCGATTGGAATGGCACTTGTATCCAGACTCGGACCGTCGGTGTTTCTGGCCATCCGTTGACTGTCATCACCAATAGCATCCTAAATTGTCTGTTGGTGCGTTCGTATTTCTACAGTTTGAACCTT